TGCTCAGGCTGCGCCTGCGCATCGGCCTCGACTGGAGCAGGATTCTCAGATTCAACAGGAGCAGTAGTGGCTGGTCTACGTCCGCCAGTTCTGAATCGAGGAGCAGCAGGCGCTGTATCATCTTCAATCTCGGCTTCAAGACGTGCGATCTCATCTGTATTGTCGACCACAGGAGCAGCATTATCCACAGCCAATAATTTATCCACCTCCTCTTGTGTGAGGAGACCATCATTTATGTCTGCAATTAGGCCAATATGTACAGGACTTTTTTGAAGCCCTAAATCAAATTTACTATTTAATCGTTCAATGACTTCAGAGTAAGACTTATCTACCTTAAGTAAAGCAATGGCTAATTTCTGTGCTGCCTTCCTAATACTTTGTGACGGGGCATTCTCTACAATTTGATCACGAAATGCTACCCAGCCCTTAGACACGAATCTAGAATTAGGAG